TCTATCTCTTGGGTTCCAAATTGAGTTAAGGTTGTTGCTCTACAGTATTGATTAGGAAGTAAAATAGTAGTAATTGTTTTACTAGCGTTGTTTCCGTCACAATAGAGAAAAACTTGACCGTTTTTAAATATATTCAGAAGGATGGTGGGGAAGGTTGTTTCAATTGAAAGCCCTTCCACCACTTCTAACATCTTTCTATATATTTCTTCATAATCTTTCCTAGAAGTTTTAGTCTGAAAATTCTTTATTTTTCTTGGTACTACAACATAGCGCCAATAATACATGTCTTTTAAATAGTCAAGTATACTAGCGTATATTCTATTCGTACTGTAAAGATTATCCGAAATTGTTAAAGCTTCTTGGTTTTGCGTTCCGGGCGATTTGAAATACTTATCAAGTTGTGAGCCATTAGTAAAAGTAGTAAGATCATGTATAACCGCTCCTCTATTTAATGCAGCCCTGTTCAAATAGTTAAGAGACTTCTGATAGGTATTATAAGAGGAAACAAGTGGTTTACGTTTAATACTGAATAGAAAATCTTTTTTTGACATATTTCCTCCTTATCGCCTAGGTTTTCTAGAAGACCTGCGGCTATTAGCCGCTCTCACTCTTCCTCTTGAGGGAGAAGAAGAACCTACCTCAGAAGAGATTGTAGAGAAAGCAACAATTTGTTTACGTTTTTTGGCTTTTTCCTTATAGTAGGGCATTTCCTTTCATATGGAGGCGGCGTATATACCATACTCCGCCGCGGAGAAAAAGTCTTTTTGAATATTTTTATTTCTGCGGGTAACCTGTATGTTTGTCATTACATTATCCACAGTATCTTTAATGTCTAAGTTTTTAAGTTCAAGTTCCAACTGGTCAACAAAGTAATAAGGACGCATAATCGCTTCTTTGCGTTGTCGAGTTGCTTCACAGAAACTAGCGTTTTTACTAAAAGCCGCGAGGGCTTCACTACTCTTAACCAAAAGACGGACAGACCCATTGCTCATTTTAGCAAAGAATGTGCGATGTATATCAGAGGATTTACCTCCGCCGCTCTTAATCTCATAGACTATGTTGCGCCATGGTTCACGATATTTAATTAACACAGCCTCAACTTCTTTGTTAGGAGGATTGACTATGCCTAACCCCTGCATTAATTCACCGTTTTGATTAACAGTAGGTTTATTTAGCCATTCGCGTAAACCTGCCCCAACACCGTTAGCGTCATATACAAGCATGGTCGCTTTATAATCAATAACCATTTGTTTAAGAACATTAGCTACAACTTCGAAGTCGCTGGTATCTATGGACGTTGCATAAACCAGGCGATAGTTACAATTATATTCACCGTAACTAACACGATAAACTACAACAGCAGTGTTCGCCGATCCATCTTTTGCTATATCCGCCGATATAACATAGAAGTCAGGAATCTTTTGACCACTTGAACCAATAGAACCTTCGTTAGCCTCTTCCCGAGCTTTGTATTCTGCCCTCTTAATTTGTCGTAATCTCGCGATAGATGAAGGGTTGAATGCAGCTCCCGCTATAGAACTACTCCAAATAGAACGATATTCACGATCAATTTGTTCTGGTTTTCATGATGGAGAACTTAATATTTCACGCATAGTTTCTTCGAGAAGACGACCATGCATAAGAAGAATTTTGTAAGACCCTCCCATAACTATATAGTTTTTAGGGTCAATAAGAGAGTAACAAAGAGTTTCAACAAGCTTATCATAGGCATAGGTGTTTTGATACCCAGCGGTTGTTATGAATATCTTAACTCCTTGCGGTTCGTAAGGATTGATTTGTCCTTTACGATTAGTGCGTATAGTATTCAAAAGAGGTATAACAACCTCATTGATATAATCTTGATCCTGTTCTATAACTTCCTCAAAAATGCCGCTTGTTCTTCTTCCACCACGAATGGTGCCGCCGACAACGTCAAACTTGCTTCCATTTGGGAAGTTAAACTGCACGCTGTCGCCGCTATCTGTCCATGGATTTTTAAGTTTACCTGCCGTTCTAAACTTCCGCATCTCATTTGCTAAGAAGGGGAAGCGAACCCATAAATCATCTACTACCTTTTCGCGAGCGATCATCGCCGCCTGTTGCTTAGTACCGGCAGTTACGAAAGTTTTATGGTTTGGAATAAACATACAAACAAGATAACGACTTAAAAAAGCCAAGAAGCTTTTACTAAAAGAACGAGTAAAAGTAAAGAAACTTTGTCGAGTTCTTACCATCGAACGGAGAACCATGCGCTGTTCAAAGAATAATGAGAAAGAACTATTTCGAGGGGTGAG